CATCATACAGCATCTTTGCGAACCCGTAGTGGGGCCTTATGCCAGTATTTGAACTGTCCACCCTTTATAGTTATCATAAGTCCCCTTTACAACTCTACCAATACCACCTCTACATAATCCATTTTCTCTACAAAACTCTCTTATATTATTTGTTACAAATTTTTTACCATCAGGACTTGTTATTTCCAACAAATATTTTAATGAAGAATTTATTGCTCCTCTCTTTGCTTTGTCAAAATGACTTGGCAATCTGCCAGAAATCCAAGTACTATCGGGTGGATTTTCCATCCAAGTTTCCTCAATACCATTATTCCACCATTTTCTATTCTGTCTACCTTTTGACATTATTTTTTTAGTTTCTTCACTCATTTTGTAAAGATTTCTTTTACCTTTATTCCAAGATACATGATTACTATTACTATACACTCCAACAGTAAGAGTATTATAACCTTCTTTTATTGTATTATATTTCTCAATATAATACGTTTCTCTGGTGTTTAAATCTAATATATCAAATTCACCAATAACGCCATATATAAAGTTTTCCCATCCATATTTTCTTATGGCATTATAAAATTTATTATTATCTTTAGTATATTTTGAAGAGTAGAAATGGTTTGTTTTACGCTTTTTTTCATTTCTGGTTTGTCCAATGTATTTCTTTCCTGTAGGAATACAATGGTAGCAATAAATTACTCCTTTCATTTCTGCTCTTAAGTTGGTGGTTATTAGTATTTATACAGGAAAAGCACCCAAAGGTGCTTTATCCCAACCTGAAAAGAACCACCAACTCAGGCATTTTTATTTATCACCAAGTTTTGCAGAAGGATATTTAATTTGCATATGATTTACACCATTAAATTCATCATATAAAAATTTTGCAAAAATTATATGTGGTTTATCATTACACTCAATTGCGGAACTGGTGGCAACACTCCACATAATATCCAGATCTTTTTTATCAGGTAGTGGTTTCATCTTCTTTATTCCAACTATTCCAAGTAATACCAAGCACTTCAAATGCAAATCCAAACTTCCAACACCAAAACAGAATATCAATCAAACGATTGTTTCCAAATGCGATTTGTAGATAAGGAAATGATGGATAGTCATTCCAAGAGATACTTACTTGGATAAAGGAATGTCTTTTACCTTTCAATACGGTGAAGATGTGATCAACACCAAAGTCTTCTGTTTCGTAGTAATCAAGTAGTTTCATTGTTGATTCCTTTTGATAAATTCAACAGTGCTCTGAAGTTTATTATATAGGAAACTCAATGATACTTTTTTGGATGCTTCCATCAGGTCTTGTTCTGTTTTAGATAGAAGTTGAAGAGCACTTTTCAGTGCATCAAGTTCATCAAGATTCAGTCGCACAAAGTCTTCGGTCATTTGTTCATCTGCAGAGTAGGAACTGGCATACCACCTTCGGTCATTTGAGTGCATTTTGTCCGATTGTATGTTGTACTTTTCTTACTGCCATACGAAAGTTTCCAAAGTCCATAGTACCATCTTCCTCACAAAAGTCTTCAAAAATCTTTTTGATTTGTTCGTCAGTGATTTGTGGGTCAGTCATTGGGTTTGTTTTGTATGAATGTATTATAGTGCATTAGGAGGGTCTTGTGGGAGTGTAGTGTGCCAGTTCTTAAAGTGGCACCTTACTTACCATTCTAAAACCTTTATGCTGTTTATATTTTCCAGTAAAAGTTCTTGTTAGATTTGCTCTTTTTAAATCATATCTTTTACAAAAATCTCTTAAACTGTTTGTTTTATGTGTGATGTTGTTTTCAAGTTCCACTATACAATATTCATAATCTGCATTTGATTCTCTTATTCTTTCCTTCAAATCATTATCAAGTTTTACTCCATATCTTGGGTTGTTTTGTTTATGTGCTTTCTTTTGTATTTTACTTTTAGTTTCTTCTGAAAGCAACCTACCATTCATTCCACCAGTATCACTATTATATCCATTCTTAAATGTATCATAAATTCTTATCCAATACATTTCTTTTTCGTTTATCAATTCAAAATCACATTCTTCAATCACACCATAAATGAAGTTATTTTTACCATACTTTTTTATAGCACGATGGAATTTATATTGTGAGTTAGAAGACCTACAAAAGTGGTCATTTATTCTGTATTGTAATTTTTGTATTGTTTGTCCTATGTATTTCTTTCCTGTTGAAATACAATGGACACAATAGATAGTGCCTTTCATTCTACTCTAATTTGACCGCACATATATTTATATTAAAAAGGAGGAGATTTCTCTCCTCCATCCTGATAGATTGCGGTCAAATCAGGTATTATTATTTATTTCCTATCGTAGGAGAGAGTTGGCACAGGAAGACCATTCTCCGTAGGAACGTAGATAGTTACGTTACCTTTGTTGCTGCCTTCTTCCAGACCAGTGATATACAGATACTGAAGATACTCACGATTGTCCTTCAGCGAATTACCAATGATTTGGTTTGCCTTGGCAACACCAGTAGCACGGATGATTTCAGCATCAGCAAGTTGTTGTGCCGAATCTTTCTTTGCTTGTGCTTCAAGCACTGCTACCTGACGAGTAAACTCTGCTTTATTCAGTTCTGCTTTACCAGCAAGAGATTGTTGCCACACATTATACTGAGGACCACCAATAAAGATGAGACCAAGAACAACTACAGCACCAATGGTGCCGATAGCAATAGTAGGGTCAATAAATCCGTTTTGTTTAGTCATAGTAATTTACCTCAATTAGTTTTAGATAGTTTTTTAATTTTGCCCATTTGTTTCAGGGAGTGTTGGTGGTGCTGGTGGCGGCAAAGGAACTTGAGTTTGTGGTGAAAGTGGTGCTGTAGGAGGAACTTTAACTTCAGGAACTTCTGTTTTTGGAACTGTAGTTTCTAGTAGTTTCTGTTCTAGTTGATTAATCTTTTGATCTAGAGGACTTGGAGGAACGTCGCTATTGGACTGTGCCATTTTGATACCAGCAGCAGCAGCACCAAAAATACTAGCAAGTGCCGCAACAACAGAAATAGTAGATTGGAATTTACTCATTGCTTGTTCAAACGATACTCATACAGAAAACCTTCATCAGTAGTATAATGGATATTATGTACTCCTGCTTCTTTTAATGCCAAGGCACAAATATTACACGGGCGCCCGATACGAAGTTTGCCTTGATTATTTACACGGGCAACTACAATAGTATCACACTCTTCCTTACATTTTACAAGTGCTGAAATTTCTGCGTGAAGATAAATTTTTTCGGGTAGTCCAGCACGAAAAGCAAATGACGCTTGAAGTGGGTGTGATTTTGTTTCAAGGTTAGTTGCTTTCACAATTACCTTATTTTTATTCAATAAGATAGCACCAACTTTCTTTTTGGAAGGTGAAGACATTGCGGTTTCAATAGCAATGTCGTAGATAGACGGAGAAAGCATTTATACCTTGGAGTGGGAGCAATTTTTTAATTGCTATGGGTCTATAATAGAGTAAAATACTCATTTCCACAAGGGTCAATGTGTCAGTTTTTTTGGTGGCATAGACCATCCTTTAGATTGTTGTTGCTCTCCTTTCATTACCTTAGACATTCCGTTTCTTGGTAAATTGTATTTTTTACAAAACTTACGAAGTGTAGTCATTTCTTCTATAATATCTCCGGATGGAGATTTAAATCTCAAAAGTTTATTATGAGCAGAAGATATTTTTTTCTTTATTTCTTCTGGGCAAACTTTTCCAATATTTAATTCTCTCAACCTTTCTTTTGTTTCTTGGGAATGAGTTTTACCATAAAAAGGATTATTTTTTCCTCTTATATTTTCACTCATTCGTTTTCTTTGCTCTTCTGTTCTCTTTTTACCTAAATTTGCTTCACTAATTTTATTTTTTGCTTCTAATGAATGACTTTTTCCAAACATAGGATTTTTATCACCACTAAACTTCCCCTTATTTAACTCACTCAATTTTTTTTTAGTTTCTTCTAAATGTTTTTTTCCAAGAAAGGAACTTACCATTCCCCTGTTTCTTCTACTTATTCCTTCTTTTGTTTCTTGGGAATGAGTTTTACCATAAAAAGGATTATTTTTTCCTCTTCTATTTTTGCTCATCTTCTTTTTAATTTCTTCATTATGCCTAAAACCACATATACCTTCGCCACCATCAGTGAGATTGCGTAAAATACCTGTTCCCAAATCTTTCCTACCAAACACAGCAATCATATACTTCTCGTGCTTAAATGCTTCTTGTTCAGTTAGGTTTTGTTTTAAAAATATTATTTGGAATTTATTCTTTGGTGGTTTTACTTTTTTCTGGTATTTAAAATATGCTCTATTTCCTTGCCCTTTACCAATATAATATGGTGTTTTGTCTTCACGCAAATATGCGTAAGTATAAAACCTATTAGGATTTTTCATAGTTCTACTCTAATTTGGTGGTTATTGGTATTTATACAGGAAAAGCACCCAAAGGTGCTTTATCCCAACCTAAAATGAACCACCAAATTAGGTATTTTTATTTATAACTCATTCATAACTTCTCCAATTGAGACTACACAAATCTACGCAAATTCCAAATTTTGAGAATGTAAGTAGAAATGAGAACAGTCTCCCATTCCCCATAGAAACTTGAAGGTAAGGAAGTTCAAACCAAGAACTATATTCTCCAATATCAAATTCTGCTTGAAACAGTGCGTACCTTTTTGTTTGAAAAAGAATTAGATAAACCTCTGTTCCATAATCGTCTCTTACTCCAAAATTAAAAAGTTTCATTGATTTAGTTCTTCAGCAAGTTGTAGTAGGTCATTTCGGTCTAAAACAATCAAATCATTTTGTGCTGTATAAGACTTGATATTATCACCAGCAAGGCAAAGAATACTAGCAACCAATTTCTCTTCAGTGTCAGCACCAGAGTTTCGTGCTTCCCAGATAGCATTCATAAATGCTTGTGCTCTTTCGGTCATTTCATTTTACCGTGAAGAGGACAATCACCATTCACCCATTTACGATCATCAGGCATTTCTTGGTTATCGTAAATAGGGCACTTACAACCTTTCTCAACTGCTTCAGGAGAACCTGGAATAAGAACTTCCCAGACTTTATGCTGCTCCGCATCCATTGCCTCAATTTCTTCCTCTGTGTAATTGGGATTATCAGGTTGCTGACAACGAGACAGTTTTGCTTTCAGATCATAAATCTCATCTTCCAACTTGCGAAGTTCTTTGGAATAATCCTCACTAAGTTTCAGGTCAAACTCTTCAGCAATCTTACGCATATCCTCTTCATTACGCATATCATTGAACACCAAAGACATAGCTCCCCTATGAATACTTTGGGGACACATACCGACACACAGCAGAAACTTCTCAAAGAGTTTAAAATACTGAGTTGCGGTTAAATCACCAGCAGGGGCAGTAATAACACAGTGCTCTTCAGGTAGCAAAGTATCATCAGTCCAACTGGATGTGGGATAAGTAGGCGTCCAGGTAGCATCAAATTTGAACTGAACTTGAGCTGTGTAGGTCATAATGGAGGTGTTTCAATATGAATATTGTAGGAGAACAATCAACTAAAGTCAAGGGTATTGTGCCAGTTTCTTTTCTGCCCACCATTTTTTCATACTTTCTGATTTCTTTTTACTTATTTCCTCGCTTTGTTTTTTGCCTTTATGTGATTCACTCATTTTTATTTTTGTTTCATCACTAATTTTAATTCTTTTTCCTTTGTTCCATGGAATATGACCTTTTCTTGCCTGGCTAATTTTTTTTCTAGATTCTTCGGACATAGTTCTTCCTTTACTTTTTTCGCTTAATTTTTTTCTAGTTTCTTCTGAAAATACTCTACCTTTTCCCGCCTCACTTAATTTTCTCTTATGTTCCTCCGAAAGGGATTTGCCATAACCATGATGTTTATCTCCTTTTTGTGCTGTACCAATTTTTACTTTAGTTTCTTCAGAACAAATACGACCCGAAGAACCTTCACCACCATTAGTCCTATTATGTAAAATACCAGTTCCTAAATCTTTTCTTCCAAAAACGGCAATCATATAGATTTCGTGCTTAAATGCTTCTTCCTCTAAAAGATTTTTCTTGAGAAGAATTATCCTAGATTTGTCTCTTGGGGGTTTTATTTCATTTTTATACTTTTTATATGCTCTACTACCAATACCTTTACCTATGTAATAAGGAGTTTTATCCTCACGCAAATAGGCATAGGTATAAAATCTGTATGGATTTACCATAGTTCTGCTCTTAAGTTGACTGACTTAAGTATTTATACAAGAAAAGGGCATCTCTGCCCTCCTCTACCTGTAGAGATGTCAGTCAACTTCAGGCACTTTTATTTATTCTTTTTTCCAAACTATAACTGGACCAACAGGGAACTCTTACTCTTTCTTTCCAGTGCCTTACATATCCAGGGTTCCACCTATCTCCAGGTATATATTCTTCACGATAAACAACTTTAGTACAAATTGGTTGTTTATAATAAACTCTACCATCAAAAGGTTCCCAAAACTCATTCCAAGTTATAGCACTTGCGGGAAGAGTAATGAAAGGCAGAAGAAGAATAAGATACTTCATCGTTTTTCTTCAAACTCTTTCATCAGTTCTTCTGCCAGTTTCATTGAGCGTCTATACATTTGATACTTAACCCAAGGAAGACGTGGATTATTCAATCCCCACCAATAAAATTTAAAGAACTTATTCTTAATAATTTCAGTAATATAAAATACTGCCCGTGCGACTGACTGGTCAGTGACTATTAAGTATGCGATACAACCAAAGATTAAAAGGTATATGTAAGTTGTGTTCATCGTCTTAGAGTTTTAAGATATTCTAGTACATTTTCACGAACTTCCATTAGTTCTGTGAAACACCGTTGGTTGTGGGCACAATTACGAAGTTCGTTATCAGGACGATATACTGATTCAATAAACAAATCAAGTCCGCGATTCCATTTAATATCTTTGGATTCGTTATCGGGGATTGAGTTTTGGTCTTTCATCTGGAACCAATGTAAAAGGACAGGTGGGAATGTATTCTCTAAGAACTTGAACGATTTCTATCTTTTGCTGTGAAGTAAGACCTACAACTTTACTTAGACGATCAATAATAGAAAGTGCTTTGGAACAACTTATTGTGGTTGTAATAAAAAGTACAACCATATCTTTCTCCCATTGTACTACTATTTAAGGTAGTTTATTATTTTTTAAGATTTTTCTACTGTAAATTCTACCACTTTTCCATTCTGGACCAGGACATTCTACCCTAAAAGCATTTACTTGTCCATCATTCCACCATTTTCTACCAACCTTTCTTCTATTTGCTTCTCTAACTTTTTCTCTAACTTCTTCACTAATAGGTCTTCCCTTATTTTTTTCACTTATTTTTCTCTTAGCTTCTTCAGTGTGCCTATATCCTTTATTTTTTGCCGATATTTTCTTTTTTGTTTCTTCAGTATGCTTATATCCACTACGACCTTCGCATATTTTTCTTTTCCACTCCTCGCTTCTATTTTCATTTATTTCCGATAGTTTTCTTTTTGTTTCTTCGGATACTTTTTTCCCTCTATGTGCCTTTGCTATTTTCGCTTTAGATTCTTCACTATGTTTAAATCCAGTTTTAATCAAAGACATTTTTTTGCGATATTCTTCATCGGCATATCTTTTTTTTGATATCTCTCCAATCTTTTTCTTTGTTTCTTCACTGTGTCTTTTCCCTTTACTACTTTCAGACATTTTTTTCCTAGTTTCAGCACTAATGGTTCTCCCTTTCTGTATTATGGACATTTTCTTTCTAGTATTTTCACTATGCTTCTTCCCTTTGTTTA